CCCCTTTTGCGGGGTGTAGCCCATGGGCTGGGTCGCCGGCAGGAGAGCATCTCCCTGGACGAAGGCACTATCATTGGTGGTCGGCTCAACAGGTAAAGTCATGAGAACACATAGAAAGCCACGACGCGACGGTCCCCACTCTGTATAAAATTAGGCACTTCCGTCAGATCCGATTTCAATACAGCATTCTTGACGCCGATCGTTCCAGAGTTAACGCCGATCCCGGGAGTCTCAATCACCTGCACAATGTCCAAGGTCACACCCCCTCCCCCACCGGAAGAACCAGGACGAAGAAAACAAAGCCCTGCCTCCGTATCCACCCCCAACACAATCATCCCTGTTGAGCTTGTGGACACATTAAACGAACCTGCAATGGTTCCTACCTCATCATCAATGGTGGGTATGGCACCTTCATAAACCGCAGGGATGCCCCCTTGATAAAAATCCAAAGTCCCCCAGCACTTGCCTCGTTGATCCCCATCGGATTCCGCATCAGGGTCCAGCTCCGAAATGCCCGCAGGACCGGCAAAGACATATGCCTTGAGGCTATTCGTTGTGGGCCGAGTGACGACATAGACCGGGACATTTCCAATATCTTTGATGATCCCCACCGTTTCACTATAGTCGGTAGCCGTGATCTCACAGACAGCAAAGGGCGGGATGTCCGCCCCGTAATCGTTTATCAATCGAAACCGCTTGTTCCAATCCCTCGGCTCTCGCGCCCGCGAAGGCTGGACGATAAGGTTCTCACCAAATGACCGAACGGAAGATCCGCCTCCACCAATGATGTTCTTGGGAATGGCACTATTTGTTTGCTGAAGATCGGATGCCTTCAGTGGGCCGCCTTTGCGGTAGGTGGGTTTGGTTTGACCCGGTTGATTGGCCATTATGCCTCCACTGAAAATCGCGCACGGAATAGAACCTCTTCCTGCGCCCGCACCACCCCCGCAACAGGAAACACCTTCTTGATCCAGATGCCGATTTCATCGCCCGCAAGAAACAAATCAGCAGACTCCGTAACAATGAACGAGTTCTGCCACCCCATTGCTTCCTGAAAAACCATTCCAGTGGGTGCCGTGTTCTCGTTGGCGATTGTTTGAATAGTGCCGTCCGATCCAACATCCTCCTTAGCAAAGGAGTACGTTGATTGTAAGCCCGCGTTCAGCTCCACCCAAATCTGCAAATCATAAATGTCCATCGCACCCTGATTCTTGAGCACAAAGCCTCTATAATACGTCTTGCCAGATTGCCGATCTGCATCTGCAACATTGCCCATGGACACAAGACCATTCAAACATTCCACCAAGGTCAAGGTCATCTTCCCCATGAAATCTAGATCGCTTGCATACCGTTTGACAATCAGCGCCTTGTTCGTATCCGCCCCCGGAATGATCTTGGTCTCACCCACCTCCACGCGCACGGGCGCCCCTGCGTCCGCCCCCGGAGGCGTAAAGACCAAAGAATAGCTGGAGTCAACCTCCAACGTCGCTATTCCTTCCCCGCAGGAGGTGAACACTTGTAGGATCTGTAAACCAGGAATAGGAGAGGTGATGATAGGACGGAGTTCTCGATACTCTTTGGTGGATACTACTCCGCCCAAACTCAGACTCGGTTTGAGATTACTTGCTCCTCCAGTGAGGAAGAACCCAAGAATATGTTGATTGGTGAATACATCCATATTAGGACTCCGACACCACAACCGCGCCTGCCGCATAGTCTATCACTACTTCCGGCGGAGGCGGGTTGCGCACCAGATAGGAACTGAAAGACACGGACACGCCTTCATCACCTAATGAATTAAGCGCCGAAACTCTCCATTGGGTTATCGTACAGTCTGGCAGAACCGCCGTGTAGTATCCATAGTATTCTGAATCCGATTCTGCTAGGCGCTCACGCAAAACCCAGGCTGTGTCTACGTACTGCTCTATTTGATAATAAAGAGCCCCTGCTATTCGCCGCCACTGAAGCAAAAGATAGGGCGGGTTTGTGTCATTCTCGGCTATTGTCCCAGAGACAATGATTTCCAATGGTGGGGGGGTCAGATCGTAATTCGGTCCGGTGAAGGTGTATTCCTCTAAAGACACCTCCGCGAGCAGTTCCCCCTCAAGCCAAATCTCGAATATATCATCCGATGATTCTCCTACCCAAGAGAAGAGCCATGAGCCTGTGATTGTCTTGGAGATGGTGTAGGAGAGCATTAGCCGCCCTGCAGAATAGTGCCTAGTGCGGAATCAAAGTTCGTCTCTTCGTGCCACTGGATCGTCTTGTATCCCTTGCCCTCAACCAAGTGTGCTGGAGGGCGGCTCGTTCTATCATCGATGAATACGACCGTCGGATCCCACGTATCAGGATTCTGTTGAAACTCCAAAGTGAAGAAATAACGATTCTTGGCTGGAGCGTCATCGCAGAGCTTCCAGGTGCAGGCAGTACACATCCACTGTCTGGCCTCCGTCCCCAGCCAAGTAGAATCGTTGACTTTTCCCACCACGGCAGCGGCCACCTGCCAAGGAGATTGGGTGAGCTTGACGCCCTGATAGCTCAATGTCTTTTGTGGGATAAAGACATTCACCTCCCCCGTCTGTTTCTTTGTTTCTCCGGGGTAGCTATTATCTTTCGGGAGTGTATTTCCGTCGTCGTCCTTGAAGGCATCTGTGCCATCCGGGTACGTATGCTCCACAAAGATCATTGCTCCACCAGCGTCCTTGTTCATTGCTATCTGTTGGATGTTCGCTTTTACTTCTCCGACAATCACGCCGCCTGGAGGCGCATCAAAGTTCTGTCCGTCATTGGAATAGTGTTCATAGACCAGTTTGACATCCGCCTTATCCTTGTCAATGACGGTCACTGTTCTTTCGGTCAAGACACAAGTCGGCGCCTCGCCTCCCTCCAGCTTATCGTTGAATACTGGTATGTCCAAATGGTTAAGAGCGGTCATCATAATCGAATAGTCCGTCTCGGTATCTAATCCGATGACGTGAACCAGTCGTTCGACATGGACGATCACACCATATCGTTCTTGGCATGACAGATTTTCAATGCTGTCTATTTTGGCGACGGCTGTCATTTGTGATCCTTAACCAAGGGTGGCCGTTGTGGGACGACCGCGAACCACATCAATCAATGTGTCGAGTCTCTTCTGGACGCCTACATCCTCAACCTTCTTCCCATCTTTGGGCTGGACGAAATCTGGGGTAGCGATGGAGAAGCGATTCAAACTCATCTGCTTGAATGATCCCTTCTCAAAGGGATCTTTGCCGGATGTCTCTGCCGCCTTAGCCGCTTCTGCTGCAGGAGCTTCCGCCTTCTTTTTTGCATCAGCTACGGCTTCAGCATCCTCCATAAAAATGTCACGGGCAGCCTGATCATAGGCGTTTACTTCATCCTGTCTTGCCTTGACATTTTTTTCGTACTCGCTCCAACGGTCTTCCTGGGCGCCCAAACTATCTTCCATCAGCCCTCTTTGGTACGCTGCGGACTTTGCAGCATCAGCATCTAATGCTGCCGTCCCCGCCTTTAGCATCCCCATCCCTTTTTCCAACTCATGCTCGTCAATGATGTGAAGTGCATATGAACTGGAGAGCATCTTTTCCGCCAACCAGCTGAAGGAATCCCAAATCCCACGGACAGCGGCTCGGAACACATCTCGCATCCCAAAACCAACCTCCACCATTGTTCTGTATATCACACCACCAATATCTTGAATGGAAACCGAAAGTATATCCCATGCATTAAGGATTGCATTGTAAACAGGGAGGAACGTGGCGATGATATTCGCCCAGGTGGCGGCCATCCAGGTCGAGATCCTGAAACCACCTACCCGGAAGCTCGTCACCATATCGGCGATACCGAAATTGGTAATTCCGAATAGCTGCATGAGACTGTCTGTAAGAATCACAATACCAACAACAAGCAGGAGAATCGCGCCATAGAAGGCAAGCGTTCCGGCGGAGGCCGCAGACCAGATTGCCATCACCTTTTTCAGAGCGGAAAGCGTCGTAGTCGCCCAGGTTATTGCTGTACCCAGCGCGTAGATTGCCGTACCTACCACGGTTAGCGCCCCACCCATCTTTAGAGCCGTGAGGATGGCCTTCCCGTTCTCCCGGACAAAAGAGATGATCCAGCCTGTCAGATGAATCATATCCTTGGCAAGGCCTTGCAGGTACGGCGCTACCTGCTGACCAACTGCGAAGGATATCATCTTCAATGACTCCCACATAGCTTTTAAAGAGTCGTCAAACTTCTGAGCGGCCAGGGCAGTATCGCCGTCAAATGTCAATCCCAGTTCACGCGCCTCTTTACGAAGCACATTAAACTCCCCACTGCCCTGTCGCATCATTGTCATTAGTTTCGTGGAACCGCGACCGAAGATCTGCATCGCCATCGCAGTCCGTTTGGACGGGTCTTCAATCTTTCCTATAGCATCCGCAATGGCCAGGAATTGATCTTCCGGATTGAGGGCCTTCAGTTCCCCAATCGATATTTTCAATTGGGAGAACATCCTCTCATTCCGATCCGTTCCTTCCGTAGCACCCGCAATCCCCCGCTGCATGAATCTCATCGCATGTTCAATCTCACCAAGGGATGTTCCGGATTGAGTGGCAGCATAGTTGAACTCGGTCAATGCCTGCGCAGAGACATTGAGACGTTCCCCCATCTCAAAGATCTCAGAACCAAATGAGGCGTAGACATGAGCTGCCGCTACAATTGGAGCAGTGATGACCCCGCCGATCTTTGCAATGGATTCGCCCATCGCTTGGAGGGGCGCCCCGACCTTCTCGCCCATCTTCTCCAGGCGATCAGTCACGTTTTTTACTTGCGCTTGGGCGTTGGCGATCATCTCGTTGAAGGATGACATCTCTCCGCCGAGATGAACTACCAATCCACCGAGGTCTAATGAGAAGGACATCTATTCCCCTTGCGCGCCCACGCCCACAATCGCGAGCCAGAAGTTCTTTGAGTTCTGGGTTTTGTCCTTTGGCGTCGTTGCCTGGCGTTCATCAGGTGCTTTGGACTCGAACTTAATCAACATCTTTTGCGTCGTGATCGATCCTGGATCTTTTGCGTACTGCCTCCGGATCTCGGCGGCGATTTGAGCCAGGTAGTAATCTTCCCGATGGAAATCATTTACTTCCTGTTCTAGGTACTCCATCCATGTAAGGAACTCAGTGGAGGTGATTCTTTGCCGGAGTTCCCCGACAGGGATGTGCAGGTGAGAGGCCAAACGAAACCAAGCCAGCTCCTCACCCTTTAGTCGTTTTTTGCTTCTTCCTTGCCCCCTTCATCCATACCGCTCAGTGACTGCGCGGCCTTGAACAGGGACTGAACGACCTTCGATGGAAAGGATTGAATCCTCGCCTCCGGTACGAAATCCCCTTTGGCGTCAACCAAGGCCAAGGTGAGAAACTGGGAATGCAGTCCCGTAAAATCCTTAATGCCCCCCGGCTTGCCGTCAGGGCCAAACGACATGCGCTTGGCCCTCAGGGACAGGTAGGTATCCCGCTGAGCACCGGTCAGTTCTTGCAGGGTGAGTTGTTCCTTGGTCCCGTCCTCCAATTCGAGTGCCACCGGGATGGTTTTGCGCTTGAGACTCAGGATCATCGTTTCCATGTCCGTTCCTCCTTTTTAACCCCTTGGATTTACCCGTTTCCTTCGCTTGAGCTGCAAAGGGATTCGGAAGTAGTGTTCTACATGCCCCTTGCGGTTTCAAAGCGTTTATACGGCGATTCTACAGGTGTAACATTTTGTTACGAATGCCGGATGGGGCTGGGAGCAATCAGACAACCACTCCCAGCCCCTCCTTGCGCTTCTTACGCCGGATACGTCGGCGCAGTTTCCACACCACTGGAGTTCTGATTGCTCGGGATGATCTGGCACTCCGCCGTCGGCTGCTCACCTTCCTTCAGGGATGCGGGCTTGAAGCTGTTCAGCCAGCCCCAGAAGACCAGCGTCTTGGCATCGGGGAAGGTGATCGTGATCTGCTGATTGACATTGATCATCGCAACCAGCTGCGAGTAGACTGTCGGATCATATGCTGCCGTGAAGCTACTCTCCGAAAGGCTCTTCAACTTCTTCGGGTTGCGCGTCCTCCAGGTAGTGTTCCGCATGGTTGTGGTGTCCACTTCCCCACCACCATCAATCCCCGGGGGCGAAACATCTTTCTCGTAGAGCTTTACGCTCGGATTGGACGAGAACGTGATCCTTGTGGAAAAGCCATCGTCAATTCTTGGCATCTGTTTCTCCTTGATCCGAAAGGTTATCGATTATCAAACGCCCCCTTAGGCGTTATTGTAGACGATACCGACACGCAACGTCTGCGCCGACGTTTCATTGTGACTGATCTGAACGGAGGTCACCGTGTCCCCAGCGAGCGGATTGGTGACACCATTGTCCTCATTCCAATCCCAGACGCCCGCCGCCCCAACGATCTCATGATCCACGATCGAGGACGTGTCCATGAACGTGAACTGTGCCTTCGCGCCTGCGTAGAGGAACAGGGCTATGATATTGTCACCGTCCACCAGCACGTCCAGCACCTCAACCTTGCAGAAGGTGAGGTCCGTGCTCTGGGTGGGAAGGTTGTCCCCGGCACCGCCGCTGATCGTGATCAGACCACCAGCAACCACAGTATCCACATTGTGGCGGGATCCGGTAGTCCAGTAGATGTCTATCACATTACCAGTGACAATCGCGGTGGTGGAGTCATCACCGGTAATGACGCCGTCCGTGTTGTTCGTTCGCGTCGTCAGTTCCCCCGCCTCCGCCGCAGCAACCTCAACATCATGAGCGATCACGCCATCGCCCACGAAGCTGAGGTTCTCAGGAAAGCTCACGCCGCCCACCGAATGGGCCTTGCTTGTCGTTGCGGTCATCGTCATGTCTACACCTCCGAAATGGTTGCGATGAAATTGACCGTGAACAGTTCACGTCGTTTGGTTCCTTCTTCTACCCCTAGTGGTGTGACAGTAGTGGTTGGGGTCAATGCCCGGATAACGTAGTCGGCCCCGTCCACTGTTACCGCCACCTGCCTCACCTGCCCAGCCTGATCGTAAATCTCCCTGGCCTTATTCCACCCTGCCTCATAGGCATTGGGGCTGCTACGAATGCGAACCTGCAAACCGAAATGCTCTATCTGCTCTCCTGTTTTCTGAATGATCCCATCAAGTGTTCCCGCGGTATCATAGATCGTCCCGCATTGATCTGGACTCTCTGGGGTGGACGAGATGAACGCCGGCCAAGAACCACTATCACCGGGGGCAATGAAAATGCCCTCGTCGATTAGATAGGACTGGAAGACCTTGGACGGTGGGTGCGTCATTCCGTATCCTTTGATGCTTGCAGGATGATCCTAAGCAATTGCATTCTGTACTGCCTGCACGGTTGTTCTAGAAACTTTGCCTGTTGTCCAGACCCTCTTGGAGTGTTTCCTGATCTCACTGTATGGGATCTCTTTGGGTTCCTGATATTGTCCGCATGTTTTACATTATACGCTCTTCCATGCGCCGCCTCAAGATTCTCATGAACGTAAACCGCATAGGCAGCCGTATACCCTATGGAAAAGATCGCAGTGGCATTCTTACTATGTGCAACCGACCGCCTCCAATACCCAGAACCTTTTAGATTGCCAAGCTGAACTGGAACGAGATCCTGGCTTCTGCGATAAAGGAAGTAAGAAGCCCTTGCCAACCCTTTCTCGATATTCTTGTTCACCACGTTCGCGGAGGTCTTGAGATTCTTCAGCAGATTCGGAATACCGGAAATCCTCAGAAACGTTCCCATTAGACATACACCATTCGCAAGAACTTGGTGCCTTTCAGGTTCGGCATCTTGCCAGCGGACTTGATCTCCAATGATCCGTCATTCTCTTTGGGATTGGCATAGTCGGTCACGTTGTCCATGGTCCCGAGAAGCAGAACACCGCCAACCGTAAGATCCCTATCCGCATAGATCTTTGCCCTGGCTCTCTCTGTCGTCCCCTGGGCATTGACAAACTCGTCCTCTGTATTCTCCCATCTGCAAGCGATCTCCATTGGATCACCCAGCATCGGAGCACCATATTCATCATCCGATTCCTTGGGCCAGTAGACAGCGATCTGGCGCATAGCCTTTCGTACGAATGGAATGTTCCCAGAGTCGTCGGAGACATCCGTAACGATCAATCGCACCAGATTGGAAATTGATTCCCCGCCTTGGATTGATGTGGAGATGATGTAAGCATAGTAAAGAGCCGGAGTGAGGGACACAATAATTTCACCGGCAGTCCAGGTCGTGCCATAAGACTCAAAGTCACTACCTGCCCGTGCCACCCATAATTCATTCGTCGTATCCACATCCTGCCCAGACATATGGTAAGACGCCCCAGTCCCGTCGCCAAGATCCTCACCTGTCAGGATTGGATTGATGGGTGGATTTCCGCCTCCGATAAAGGTACCCTCAAGGGAATCATTCGCATCGTAAAGATACCCGTCTTCCACTTTATCCACTGGAGGAACGCGGACTGTTCCTGCACCATCCAGATGAGGCACAGCAAGACGAACGTCATCCACACCGGCCACAGGAAGAGGCGGATCACGTGGGGAGAGTTCTGTCCCGTCCAATTCCCAATGAATTGCATCCCACACCAATTCCCCACCGCCAGATCCTCCTGGTAGTGTTCCGGTGAGATTTGTGCCGTGGATTGTGTAGGGCGTAAGCTCTAGGACATTGGCAATTCCCGGATCCGTGTTCCGCGTGAGTTCCTCCGCCGCCGTATATAGTTTGTCATTCGTTCCGGAGAT